TGGACTAATGGCATACGGTGAGAACGGATCAGGTGGCAAACTAACGGACAAGTCAGTGACCTTCAAGGGTTTCAGTAGCCGTGCGGACAAGCAGAACTTCAAACTGTACGACTTCGAAGTGGCCAAGCAAGACCTCATCAACAGGCTTTCCGTTCGCAAAGGTGAGCGTGTGGAGAATCCCGAATTCGGCACGATCATTTATGACGCCATATTCGAGCCTTTCACAGAACAACTCAAAGAGGCCATAGTGGAGGATGTCACGGCGAATCTCAACGCGGATCCTCGCATATCCACACAGGAGATACTGGTCACAGAGGCGGACAAGGGCATAGCCATACAGGCAACCATCACATACGTGCCGCTGAACATCACCGAGAAACTGCGATTCAACTTTGACGAGAACTCGCTTCTGCGTCTATCTTAATAAGCGCATATTACCTCGCATATAAATACCGTTGTATATACAATGGCCACAACAGACAGACAGAACCGATTACTGGTAGCCGAGGATTGGCGCAAGATCTATCAGGCCTTCCAACAGGCTGATTTCAAATCATACGACTTCGAGACGCTGAGAAGGACCATGGTGGCCTACCTACAGGAGAACTACCCTGATGATTTCAACGATTTCGTTGAGAGTTCGGAGTACGTCGCCCTCATAGACCTAATAGCCTACATAGCGCAGGCCCTAAGTTTCAGGGTGGACCTCAACGCCAGGGAGAACTTCCTGGAGACCGCCGAGAGAAGAAATTCAGTACTGAGATTGGCGAGGCTGATCAACTACAACGCCAAGAGGAATCTTCCAGCAACAGGACTACTGAAAATTGATAGCATATCGACTACACAGAATGTCAATGACAGTTCAGGCACCAACCTAGCGAATTCTACTATAATTTGGAATGATTCCGCGAACTCCAACTACAGGGAACAGTTCATCGCGATACTGAACGCGGCCAACCAGACCGGACAACTGTTTGGCAGTCCCAGGGAAAAGAAAAAGATAGGAGGTGTAGACACAGAGGTTTACACATTAAGTTCCAACCAATTAGATCTGCCCATATTCACATTCAGCAAGAGCATTGGAGGCACCACCAGACGTTTTGAGATTGTGTCCAGCGCCGTCAATGACAGTGATTCCATATACGAATCATCACCAGTGCCCGGCACGGGACTCACGTACACGTACAGGACCGACGGTTCCGGAGACAGCAGTAACAAGACAGGATTCTTCATGCTGTTCAAACAAGGAACCCTGGAGAGACAAGAATTCACAGTGGACACTGCCATAACAAACTACGTAAAAAGTTTTGATGTGTCCAACATCAACAACTCGGATGTTTGGTTGTACAAACTTGACCAATTTGGACAGATAGCAGAACAATGGACCAAGGTACCTGCGCTGACCGGCAACAACGCAATCTATAATTCTTTATCCAAAGACATCAGGAACATCTACAATGTTGTCACAAAGAACAATGATGCCATAGATCTTGTGTTCGGGGATGGAAATTTCTCAAACTTGCCACTGGGCTCTTTCAGGACTTACTACAGAACCAGTGACAACGCCAAATATGCCATACAACCTGCCGACATGCAGGGGATTTCATTGTCGGTGCCGTACATCGATGCCAACGGATCACAGCAGACGTTGACCATGTCGGTCAGTCTTAAACAGTCCGTGTACAACGCCGCGGCCACAGAATCCAACGATTCAATCAGGGAGAAGGCCGGACAGGTGTACTACTCACAGAACAGGATGATCACAGCAGAGGACTACCAAGTGGTTCCACTTTCAGCATCACAGGAGATAGTGAAGGTTAGATCAGTAAACAGGTCTGCCTCGGGCATAAGCAGAGCAAAAGAGATACTGGATCCCACGGGAGCCTACTCCAACATTTCGGTGTTCGCGGAGGATGGCATACTGTACAGGGAGGAGACAACCCCGACATTCACTTTCACGTTCAACAACAGGAGTGACATACAGTCAGTGATTGATCTGTCCGTTGAATCAAAACTCAAAGAGGCCTACTCGAGACAGTTCTACTATGACAAGTATGACACAAAGAGCCTGACATCTCTGACGGCGACATGGAATTCTTCAACGACCACGACCAACACCAACACAGGTTACTTCACTTCGGGAGGAGCACTAGCAACTGGGGATTCGGCAACTTCGAATCTGAAATACGCCAAGCAGGGTGCCTTGATCAAGTTCACATCACCAGACACGAGAGAGTTCCTCAATGGTACTCTCGTGACATCTGGCACTGTCAATGCCGAGGATCGAGCATGGGCCAAGATAAGTGGCGTGGTAGGCGATGGTGCCAACGGCGGACTGGGGAACCTATCCACCGGCGTGGGACCGATCACGTTGAACGACATAGTGCCCCATGGCGCAGTGCTCAACGCGGTGATACCCAATTTCACAACATCATTTTCTACAGTACTGGAGGCAGACATCATAGACAGGATAGAGGCCTACGAGGACTTCGGACTGAGGTATGACATAGACAACGAGGAGTGGAGGGTGATAACCACGACAAACCTCAGCACCAGCACCGTATTCAGTCTGGGGAACACAGGTAACACGGCCGGCACGAATCTGGACGCCAGCTGGTGGTTCAAGTTCACCAATGACGGAAACACCTACACTGTTCATTACAGGAAACTGGACTACATATTTGAGTCAGAGGCACAGAACAAGTTCCATTATGATGTCGAAGAGCGAATTTATGACTACACCACGGGGAATGTGGTCAAGGACACTGTCAAGATACTTAAGACCAATTCCATAGTGTCAACGGGCAACTCCATAGGTTATCCACTGACATGGCAGGTGACGGACACCGTGACGGAAGCGGACGGGTTCCAAGACAACAGGAAGATCAAGGTTGGGTTCTTTGACAGCGATGACGACGGTGTAGTTGACAATCCAGAACTGTTTGACATATTCGTTGAACCAGACACCTCGGTGGCCAGCAAGTTCGTGTTCTTTGAGAAGTACATATCCTATGACAGCATAGACAGGATCAGACCATACGCGGCGTCAAACTTCATTGTGACGGAAAATGAGTCAGACATCAATCTCAGCACCACGACCTATACCGACGGTCAATTGTTCTATTTCTATGCGGACACGGAGAACGTGATCAAGACATACAGCGCCGCCACCAACACCTTGACCACCACAACGGACTACACAGCAAGGAGAGGCAGGAGTTCGATAGATTTCCAGTACAAGCATCACGCGGGACAGGAGACCAGGATAGATCCAAGCGTCAGTAATATAGTTGACGTCTACTTGCTCGAGAGGACCTATGACAACCTGTTCAGGATTTGGTTACAGGACGGAGGAGCGAAACCCACACCATCTACGTCGGATCAGTTGCGTATAAACTATTCAGGTGTATTGAACCCATTGAAGTCCCTGTCCGATCAGATAGTGTACCATCCGGTCAAGTACAAGATATTATTTGGCACAGGTGCTGACGAGAACCTGCAGGCCACATTCAAAGTGGTGAAAAACACCAAGACCAACATAACAGACGCCGTGATCAAGACCCGGGTGATCGCCGCGATAAACGAGTTCTTCGCCCTTGACAATTGGGATTTCGGAGACACTTTCTATTTCACAGAATTAGCCGCATACGTACACAATCAGTTGGCACCAGACTTGCTGACGGTTGTGATAGTACCAAACGAGTCAGGACAGGGTTTTGGGTCCTTGTTCCAGATCAACTCAGCGGCAGACGAGATTTTCATCAGTGGGGCCACCGTTGATGATGTGTCAATAATAACAGCGCTGGGAGCCAACCAACTTGAGGCTTCGGGGACTGTGGTCACATCGACATCAACTGCCACTACCAACACCACCACAGGATCAGCGGTATCAGGCTCTACTACAACAGGTTCCGGTTCAAGCACCGGCAGTAGTGGGGCAGGATACTAATGGCTGACGATCCGATCAACGCACTGACCAACAACGAAGTTGTCAAGCAGGGAGACAACGAATACCGACGCACCGTACAACACCTCCCAGCATTCTACAGAACCGACACCAATCAGCGCTTCCTAGCCAGCACTCTAGATCCACTGGTACAGAAAGGTCAACTGGAGAGACTGGATGGATTCATAGGAAGGCAGGACGCCTACACCAGAGACGTCAACGACAGATACATCAATGCCACCAGCAGGGACAGGTTCGCATACCAATTGGAACCAACGGTGACCTACACGGACAGGGACACCACTTCGGTGAACCCCGAAGATCAGGTCAAGTTCACTGGCACGTATGATGACTACATAAATCAGATCAAGTACCTTGGTGGAAAGGTCAACAACCACGACAGGCTCAACACGGAAACTGTCTACAGTTGGAACCCAGCGGTGGACTTTGACAAACTGGTCAACTACAGGGAGTACTACTGGCTGTCCGATGGACCCAGCGCCATCGAGATAGATTCGGTAGGTCCCAGCGCAGTGGCGGAGTACACTGTCGAAGCACTACCGGATGATGGATCATCAGGCAGGGCATACACATTTGAACATCTTGAAAATGAACGCAATCCAGAATTGACAATCTGGAGGGGCAACACCTACAAGTTCACGGTTGAAGCACAGGGACATCCATTCTACATCATGACCGAGCCCAGCAGGGACGGCGTTGGCGCGGACGGATCAACGTCGGTGCTGTACACATCGGGCGTGACCAACAACGGTGCCGATCAGGGCACGGTGACGTTCGTGGTACCGGATGGCGCACCAGACACTTTGTATTACCAGTGTGGTAATCATGACGGAATGTATGGAATACTGCATGTGAGGACGATCACGTCCACATCACAGATAACACCCGCCGATGACATAATCGGCGTCAAGAATTACAAGTTGAGGACACTGGATCTATCCAACGGCATGAAGATCAAGTTCACATCAAGCAAGGTCCCTGCCGCCTATCGCGACAAGGAGTACTACGTGGAGGGTGTGGGCGATGCAATCACACTCACGTACACCTCCGTGCTCCAAACACCAGAGGACTACGCCACGGACGGAGTGCCTGTGGACAAGGACTACATCACCATCAAGCGTAGCTCACTGGACCAGAACGCATGGTCGAGATACAACAGATGGTTCCACAGGTCCGTTATAGAGAAGGCCGCACAGGTCAACGGCACCGCCACCGTGCTGGACGAGACCGACAGGGCCAAGAGACCCATCATAGAATTCGATTCAGGACTTTCACTGTACAACTCAGGGACGGTGGCCAAGAATCCTGTGGACCTTTTTGACACCACGACCAGGGACGCGTTCAGTCAGGTCTCTGGACAGTTTGGTTACTTCTGTGACGAGACTGCGATCACGGACGGCATGAGGATCATATTCTCGGTGGACACCGATCCCTTGGTCAGGAGCAAGATTTACGTGGCCAATTTCGTCGACGCTGGAGATTCCACGGTTCTTTCACTCACTTTAAATGAAGACACCAACGGCACCGCGCTTGACAAGGACACTGTGTTCGTCAAAGGTGGGGTCAACAACAAGGGCAAGTCATACTACTACGACGCCGCTAGCACCACTTGGAAAACCACACAGCAGAAGACTGCGTTGAACCAACAACCGCTGTTCAACATGTACGACAACAACCACACCAGTTTCGATAACGCCACGGCATATCCCAACTCGTCATTCACCGGTGCGAGGGTGTTGAAATATGCCACCAGTGACACAGCCACTGTGGACACCGTGCTGGGCATAAGGGTCAAGTACAACACCATCAACAACGTGGGCGACATGGTGTTCGAGTCTGACCACACGTCAGGCACATTCACATACCAACAGGACGGCAAGACCGTGACCAAGAGCCTGTCGGAGGGACACCTACACTACACCACTGGCAGGACCACGCACAACAGCAAGAGCGCATGGATCAAACGTGCCAACGAGAGCCGCCAGAGGGTGATCAGGACGCACATCGTGGATGACACCGAGAAGAGATTGTTTCCTATAGATTTCTACGCCAACTCCGCCACCCTAACCGACCTAGAGTTGTCGGTGTCAGTGAACGGGGTTAGACAAACTTTAACAACAGACTACACACTAGTCAACGGAACCACAAATAGGTACGTGAGATTTGTCAATGAACTCAAAGTCAACGATCAGATCAGGATGGCCGGTTACAGCACGGCGGTCAAGGTGGATGGCAAAGGAATATACGAAGTCCCGGAGAATCTAAGCACAAATAGTCTCAACCAAACAGTGGGTGAATTCACCTATGGACAGATATTGAAACACGTCACAGACATTTTTGACAAGAGCACGGATCTAACAGGAACCATACCAGGGAACACCAACCTCAGGGACAACCCAGATGTGAGATTACTCGGCGGTACCATAC